CGGTTAAGAACGATATTATTGTTTTTGAACACAAAAAACAATTAATTAAAGGTAACGATTTTGGACCTACACCTGTTCCAAGATTTATCAATAGTGGTTCCAATATGGAGCAAACAATTGAATTACTAGGTAGTGCTAATACAATTTTAACTAACAGTTATCATGGTGCATACTGGGGTACACTTTTAGGTAAAAAAGTAATTGTGTTAGGACCTTGGAGTTCAAAATTTTATTCATTAAAACACAAACCTTATTTGTTAGGTAAACCCGCAGGGTGGTTAGATGCTGTGGACGAAGCACCGATATACCCTAACGCATTAGAAGAAGCAAGAAACGCCACAAAAGATTTTTGGACTAAAGTCAAGGCAGTTCTTTAATGAAAGTAATAAGTTTTTTAGGAGGTATTCCTCCACGCAACAATAACCCGGCTAAGCCTGCAATGTTACATGCATTTGTGCAAGGAGTAACTGCCGCCGGTGACGAAGGTGTTGCAATAGAAGGTACAACATATCAAGAATGTGATGTTGCTGTACTGCAAGGTTTCGTTCATGAACATGGAAAAAATGCACCTCACTTGCAATTTAGGCGTCTAGTACATCAAAGAAATACAGTAAAACCTAAACGCTGTGTTATTATTGATAGTAATATGTTTAGTTACGCAACAGGCAAATTTAACGACAGCGAATTAATACGCTTTAGTTTTGATGGTGTATTTCCTACAACAGGAGATTATTGTAATCACGATATTACTACTCCAGAGCACTGGGACAGATTAGCAAATAGATATGGACTACAATTACTTCCGTATACAAACAGCGGCGACCATGTTCTTATCTGTCTACAAAGAAACGGTGGGTGGAGCATGAAGGGGGAACATGTTATTGATTGGTTACGTAATACCTTAACAACATTGCGTAAACACACAAATAGACCTATTAAAATACGTTGTCATCCAGGAGATAAAACTGCACTGCACTATGGCAAACAAATAGAAAAAGAATTTGGTGTTCGCGTTAGTGATACTACTAAAATAACACTGTTAGATGACTTACAAAATTGTTGGGCGATGATTGTTAAAAATTCAAGTCCAAGTGTTGCGGCACTAATGAACGGTATTCCTATATTTGCCACAGATCCAGATGATTGTCAAGCAGGCCCTCTTGCTAATATCGATCTAACACAAATTGAAACTCCACAACGTCCTGATAGAAAAGAATGGTTATGGAAGTTGTGTGCCAGCCATTGGAGTATTGATGAACTTAAAAATGGTACGTGTTGGCGCCATATGAGAAAATACGTTTAAACTTTTTGAACGTACCAGCACCTGCCTTTTTTTCTAACTTTCCTTTTTAAATCTTTAAAGAAATCTCGTGTAGCACGTATTACATCGGGATGACCTTTCGTAAAATCGTCCCCTCCGAAGTAACTTCCAGTCTTAACTTTAGGCCACCATGCTAATAAATCTTTTATAACACTTTCGTATCTATGATCAGCGTCAACGTAAACAAAATCTACGCTTTCGTCTTCAAACTGATCAGCCACTTCCCAACTTAAAGATTTTATTGGTGTAATTTTGTCTTTTATAGGATTAGTGTTTTTTAAAAATGTAGTATATAAATCGTCGATATTATCTAAGTCATGGGGCAATGTATCTCTTGTAAAATGTATGGGACTACCTTCCCATGTATCTACACAAACAAACTTTCCTAACTTATTTGCATTATATAACTCTACAACACAGTAAGCCGCACTTTTTCCTGTCCATGACCCTAATTCTACCCATGTACTGTTATTAGGTAGTGTAGGTATAACCATGTCAAAGAAAATTAAATTTTGTGGGTAAGTGTACCCTAAAATATCTTGGTAAAAGTGTTTCATTGAGGGATCAACATATAATCGTCTTTACGTTGCTCCACAAATTTATATCCCCAACTTTCGACTAATTTTACAGTGTTAATACTACTACGTTTTACAGTAGTTTTCTTTTCGCGTGTAACTTCAAGTGCAATTACAGGCTTACATCTTTTAATTGTTTCTTCTGCACCTGCAAGTACAAACTCTTCAAAACCTTCAACATCAATTTTCATTAAATCTATTCTATCGTAATTAAAACTATCTAATGTTTTAATAGGTATTTCTACAATTTCTACCATATGTTGTTTAGGGTGTTTGCCTGACAGATATAAATCTAACTGTTGTTGATCATTTATAATTTGACTATGCCCTGCTGTTTTCTTTCTACGCTTTGCATACATCTTATCGTTTGATTTACCTAGTCCACAATCGTGTAATACAACATTATCAAACCCTTCACAGTTTAATTTTAAACAGTCAAATGTTTTTGGAATTACTTCAAACGCTTCTACACGATTATAGAACTTACTCATAGCAGTTACCATAAATCCATAATTAGCGCCAATGTCAACAAATACACCTCTTTTATCTTCTGGTACAAACTTATTTAAATATAAAGGAAAGTTACCTTGCCAACTAGGATCGCCCCTTTTAGCAACCTCAGTATACTTCATCATATTTTGTTCTTCGTCACATATCCACCAATCGCCGGACTTTTTCATTTTGTACTCCTTAAATGTGATTCATATTTGTTTTTAAACCAAGGACTTAGTAGATCAAATTTTAAAAACTCTTTTTGTAAACTTGTATCTATTTGTAAATTATCATCTAGTTGTCTGCCTTGAATTTTCTTTTTACGTACAACGTTATTCCACTCTTGTATTGTTTTTACTCTTGTGGCAATTTGTGCATAACTCATTCCTGCTTTGCGTTCCCAGTCCATTGCATTTTTAATGTTTGCAATTTTTTCAGTACGTTGATTGTCACTGCCAAAGTAACTAAAGTGCCAACCATTTTTAATTACAGTGTGTCTTTTAAAAGCACCTGCTTTAGTGTATTTGAACGCACCTGTGCTTAATGGCTTTTCTTCTGGTAGATTTTCTAAATTAGTAATTCGTGTACCAGGCCAATTACGCATACGTGCATACCAATCAAGATATACAACTCTTAAATCTTGATCACAAACAATTTGTTTTTCTCCTGCTTTTAACAAACGTTTAATTTCTGCCAATCCTCTTTTATCCCAAATTTCATCTAGGTCACTGTAAAAGAAAATTGCTTTGTCAGTTATTTTACGTGCTTCATATACTAGGTTATCTCTAGTAATATTTTGTATTGTTTTAAGGTTAGTGTGTTCTTCACTGTCTAAATACTCGTCAGGGTGTTCTACCCATTTGTAAACTATTTTATCTGTTATGTGTTGTGGAACTTTTTCTAAAACTTTCAAAAACTTTTGTTTGTTAGGGCGACAACGCCATGTTTGATTGCTTTCGACAATTATAAATTTGTCTACTGCATCTTGAAGATAGTTTAATCTAATTAAACAAAGTTCTTCTTCATTAAAATATGGAAATGCATCAATAATCATATTACTTCCTAAATATTACAGGCTGTATGTGTCCTGTTGGTTGTCCAAGAACAAACTGTTTTTGTTTCTTAACTTTGTGTGGCATAAACGAATATACAGTTTCGTTTAGATTTTTTATTTTATCTAAATCCCAATCAACTTGTACAATAGAATTTTTATATATGTATTCATCTACATATCTCTTTACATCAGGTATCTGATAATCATCAAACACTACAATATTGCTCATTTCTAACTTTTCGTGATCATGTTTTACAGTTTCATAACTATGACCGCCATCTATATAAACTAGATCGTACTTGCCTTGTTCTAGTGTGTTCTGTGTCCAACCTTTGATTAGTTTGAATTTAAAATTTTTGTTGTTTATACGTCTAAGCATATGATTAGCATACATATAATCACCTGGACCTTTTCCATTTATTTCGTCATTGTCACTATCTGGGGTTGCTAAATCAAAGGCATCATAACCTACATAACGCAACTTGCAATTATGATTTTGTAATATGTGTAAGCATATTTGTTCTGCTGTTTTTGCTCTGTGCGTTCCTATTTCACATATAGAAACACTTTCGGCATCTTTGAACATAACATCTAGTAAACTAGACCATGGACCAAATAAACTTTTCTTCATTTCCAGTAATCTTCTTTACGTTTTACTTTAAGATCTTTTGCATATGACTTTCCATCAACTTTTCTATTGCCCTTCATATGGTCGATATATGCACCTAACTTACTGTTGATAATAGGATGTCCTTCACCTTGTATTGTTACATTACTTAAACTATGTTCTACAAAACCTTGCACCTGTCTAAATTCTTTTACAATTTCATAGAATACAAAACTGTCATGCCATTCCTTCATTGTAAAAATACCTTCTTCGGCATGATCATATACCCATTGAAATCTACTTAAAAACTTTTTAGTAATATCTTCTTTTAGTTTCATAGAATAAAATCCGCACTCAGGCCATTTAGGTTCTCTACTAAAATAACAAATATGACTATTGTGTGGAATAAATTTGTCTAAGAAATCTTTTGGCATTGCACTATGGCACAGTGTATCAGCATCCATCCAAATTAATTCATCAACATTTGAGCCGTCTAGGCTTTTCGCACAGTCAAAGATAGCAAAAACTTTATGGCAAAATCTAATAGCGTCCCACTTAAACCCTTTGTGTGCATCTACTCTACCTTTTGGATTTTCTAATCCATTTGCCTTAGGAACGTCTTTCCACTTTGCTTTAAATTTTACAATGCCTGCATTTTGCATCAATTCTCTAACGTATGTATTGTTTCTAGTTTTGTTAGGTGTGCAACCTTCTGCATATACATAAAGATCAACTTCAGCAGGCCAGTTTTTTTCAAAACTGTCTATCATTTTTTGTCCGTACAAGTCCATGCCTGCTTTATTGAACGTTGTAACAACCGCAAATTTTCTTGACATTTAATCCTCTAATAAATATAATATACGTATATTTAGTAGGCAATAGATGAAGTTCAAATTATTCAGAGAGAATGGTGCATTAAACAGTACAGCAGTTTTTGATGCATTTAGCACAGGATTAAAACACCTAGGACACGAAGAACACGAAGACTTTGACGTAGCAGTTATTTGGAGTGTGCTCTGGCATGGTCGTATGAAAAATAATCAGCCTGTGTGGGAATATTGTCAAAAAAATAATATCCCTGTAATAGTATTAGAAGTAGGCGGAATCAAAAGAGGAACAACATGGAAAGTAGGAATAAATGGAATCAATAGAGATGCTTTTTTTGGTCCTAGCAGTAATGATAGCAGTAGGGCTAGACAACTCGGACTCGAATTAAAGCCGTGGTCATTTGGAGAACATATTGTAATTTGTGGACAACATGATAAAAGTCATCAATGGCGTGATATGCCTCCTATGAGTAAATGGATATCAGACGTTATAGATGAAATTAGAAAATACTCCGAAAGAAAAATATACTTTAGGCCACACCCAAGATGTCAGTTACCTGGAATAGAACACGAATTCAAAAATGTGTTTAGACAAATACCATTGCATGTTACAGGAACATATGACGACTTTGATTTTAGTTTTAAAGGTGCTCATGCTGTTGTAAGTTGGACAAGTAATCCAGGAATTCAAAGTATTATAGGCGGAGTTCCTGCATTTGTAGGCCAATCAAGTTTAGCATATGACGTTGCTAATCACAGTTTTGATACTATTGAAGACCCTATAAAGCCTGAAAGACAACAGTGGTTAAATGATTACGCACATACAGAATGGACCGTTGATGAAATAGCAGAAGGTCTACCTTTGGCAAGATTACTGCCAAAATTAAACGAACTTTTGGTTGACAAAACTGTATAATCTGCTATAATTAAAACATAACTTATAACTTAACATTGGTGACATAGTCATGGTGAATAAATTACCTCAAGGAATCAACAACACAATCGATGACGCAATACAGTTTTTAGGCGGAACTCTATGGGCCTATAACTTTAGTAATGAACAACTTCCTACTGTTGCAATCAACCAATATGATCTAAACATTGTAAAAAGTTTAGCAATGCAACTAGAACGAAATCTTGCACTTACTGAAAAGCAAGGAGAAATCGGACTACGAATTGTTAAAAGATACGAACCGGCACTACGTAAGATTGGTTTTGATACTGAAACACTAATTACTAAGAAAGTTTTTGCAAGACCGTTTAGGGTAATTGATAAAACAAAAACGTTACACATCGATGGCGACCAAATTGTTTGTAAAAGTCCATTCATCGCAGACCTAGTTAATAAGTTTAAGAAAAGAAAAAAACATGTATACCTTGCTGGTACATATAACGGCGAAAATAAAGAATGGAGTTTTCCTTTTAACGAAAAAAATATTGAATTTTTACTTGATGCTGTAAGAGGAAAAGGATTTTCTATTGACGAAAATCTTACAGACATTAAAAAGAAAACAGATACAGTTAAAAAAGAAGGATTAAAATATTTTCCGTTGTTGACAATTCAAGACAACAAGTTTACAATTAATAATTCAGATATCCCTGCAAATTACTTGCAACCTTTTAAAGATATTGACGATCCTGTTGAGGCAATATTGTATAGTAAAATGCTTGGTGTAACTGTTTATGATTCACCGGTGGTTAAAAAACTAGGACATAAAACGTTTAGAAAAATATTGTTAGGAGATCAATCACGTTGGACAGTTAATAGAAAAGTTCACGAGCGTCAAAATTTCTTGGAACTTATTAAGCCTAGTAAACAAACACTTATTATGGTAAGCAGTGTAGAGCACGAAAGTCTGATTAAATGGATTGAATTGCTAGAATGGGCAGGTCTTTCAAACCAAACATCGGTAGCATTTAGATATCCTAAGAACAAAGAAATGAACGACTATATTAAAGATAGGAAAGTTAATAAGTTTGATCCTGAAAGCAAAATTATACTTACTAACGAAAAAATCAATAAGAACTTTGTAAAATATAACATCACACCTAATGTTGTTATAGTTGACTTAGCAACTGAACCTAGTCATTACAAAACACAAACGTATCTTGCAAATAAACCATTGTTGGTACATTATACATTTAAAGGAGACTCTGCAAGTGGCATCCTGTAAATTAGTAATTAGAGATGAAGTAAACGTAAAGTTTGAAGGCTTGGACTTATCAATGCGTAAGCACTTGGTTAATAAGTTTAAGTATGACATTCCGTATGCACGTTACTTGCCAGCATATAAACTAGGACGTTGGGACGGTACCGTAAGTTTCTTTGGACTAGGCGGTACAACTTATGTTAGTATGCTGAAAGAAGTTTTAGAAGCACTAGACGAAAAAGGTGTTTACGTTGAAGTTGAAGATCAGCGAACTCCTATACAAATTAAATTTAATGAAATAAGAGAAGACTACTGGGGAGACACTTGTTGGCCTAAAGGACATCCAGCAGAAGGACAACCAATTCGTTTACGTGACTACCAACTTGAAGTTATTAACAACTTTTTATCTAATCCACAAGCACTACAAGAAGTTGCTACTGGTGCAGGTAAAACTATTATCACTGCTACACTTTCGCATCTGTGTGAACCATATGGACGTAGCCTAGTTATTGTTCCTAACAAATCGTTAGTAACGCAGACAGAAGAAGACTATGTTAATTGCGGATTAGATGTCGGTGTATACTTTGGTGATCGAAAAGAATTAGGTAGAACACATACAATCTGTACTTGGCAAAGTCTAAACATTCTTAGTAAGAAAACTAAGAACCACGAAGCGGCTGTAACTTTTCAAGAAGCAATGGAAGATGTACGTTGCGTTATTGTTGACGAAGTGCATCAAGCAAAAGCAGATGTTTTGAAGCAACTGCTTACACAAAACTTTGCACACGTTCCAATTCGTTGGGGACTTACAGGTACTATTCCAAAAGAACAATTTGAGTTTCAAGGTATTAGAGCAGGACTAGGAGAAGTTATTAATCATATTAGTGCAAGTGATCTACAAGCAAAAGGTGTACTTGCTAACTGTCATGTTAATGTTATTCAAACTGAAGATGTACAAGAGTTTAGATCTTATCAAGAAGAATTAAAATATCTAACAACTAATGAAAAAAGAATAGAATGGATTTCAAAATTAATTGCCAAAATAAGCGAAAATGGCAATACTTTGGTACTTGTAGATAGACTTTCTGCAGGAAAGATGTTACAATCACATATAGAGAATAGTGTTTTTATCTCTGGAGAAACAAAAGCCAATGATAGAAAGGAACAATATGACGAGGTTAAAACTGCTGAAAATAAAGTTCTTATTGCAACTTATGGTGTTGCCGCAGTTGGTATTAACATTCCTAGGATTTTTAACCTTATTCTTATTGAGCCTGGTAAGTCTTTTGTACGTGTTATTCAGTCAATTGGTAGAGGAATTAGAAAGGCTGAAGATAAAGACCATGTCCAAATATGGGACATCACAAGCAGATGTAAGTTTGCAAAAAGGCATCTTACACAACGTAAAAAATTTTATAAAGAGGCTAATTACCCCTTTACAATCGAAAGGATAACAATTGATTAAATGAAAATATTAACACTAGAAAACAAACCATATGATCTAAATAATCTTCCAAAAGAAATCAACGAGGACATTAGATATTCAGTATTAGATAATTCGGATCCTAAAGAGCCGGATTATTTCTTTATGCCTTTAATATATTTAGAAAGTTTTTCAGCACCTGCTGTTGTACTTCAAGTAGGAAAACATCAAGTACAAATGCCACTAGAATGGTCTATGTTAATTGGATCAAGCGAAGGCGGCGATCTGGAAGTACTGCCATTAACAAGTTTAAATGATAGAGGATTTGAAGCATTTCAATTCAATCCATTAACATCTTTTAGACCTGACTTTGTTAGTGTAGATGTTGTTAATGTGTATCAAGATGTGAAATGGTACTTTCCTAAACTAAAAGCAGGGCAATTATTAACCACACCTTTGGGCGATGCAGACAATCCTGAATGTGTATTTTTTGTAAAAGAAGTTTCTCGTTCAAGTGAAACACTAGATTATAGTTTGTTGTTTTAAATGTTTTTTAATAAACCTATCACAGTAGATTTATACACAGACGATCAACATGCATACGACATGTTTAAGCCAAACTTGTCTAAATATTTTATTCCACGTTGGTGGAAAAAGTTACCTATATCAAGACCAGACAATCACGAACACGTTCATGTACAAGGTTTAGAAGTTGCAGGTATGAAAACTTGCCCTGCAATTATAGACATTATGAAACGTGGTATTATTATTCCTAGTCCTGCAAGTTTTGTGATACAGCGTTTTATGGACGGTAAGATTGCATTTGATGTTATGCCAGAAAAATTTAAACAGCCTAGCAGTCATAGTTCAGATGACTATGCTGATCACAAGCCTGGTTATCATCATATTAAATTTCCTTTGCCATGGAGAATTAAAACTAGTCAAGACATTGAATGGCTATGGATGCAACCCACATGGCATCAAAAAAATCCTCTTAGCCATTGGAGTAGTCCCGGAACTATCAATTTCAAATATACACATATAGCAGAATTTAATTTCTTTTTACCACAAGGAAGTAGGTTATCTTTAGAGCCTGGCGATCCTATTGCACAACTTATACCATTAAGTGATAAACCAATTAAAGTAAATCATCACCTAGTAACAACAGAAGAGTTTCATCGTTTAGACAATTACAAAGGATGGAGAGTTAATAATTTCAAACAAAGACTGCGAATGCAGAAGGAGAAAGGGCAATGACTATGAAAGCAGGAAAGATTTGGGGTCAAACAGAATTGATCCATGCTAACGGTGTACTAGAGTTTCACCGTATTGAATTTAAGAAAGGTTACAAGTGTAGCGAGCATGAGCATCGTTACAAATGGAATGGATTCTTTGTTGAATCGGGCAAGATGCTTGTTCGTGTTTGGCAAGATGACCAAGAAGGATTAGTTGATGAAACTATTCTTGGTCCTGGTGAATTTACACAGGTTAAGCCTGGTAAGGTTCATCAATTTGAAGGCATTGAAGACGGAGTTGCCTTTGAACTGTATTGGGCAGAGTTTAATCATGATGATATTGTGAGACGCACTGTCGGTACTAAAGTAAAGTAATAAAATAAGGAGGAACTATATGTTCACTAAAATGTTAGAAGGTGTAGACAAGGCTCTTGTAAGCAAGTTAGTAATTCTACACACACTTGTAATTGCTGTTAGTAATTACTTAGTAACAATTAGATTTGATGTATTCCCTGGCGCAGACTTACCATTGTTTGGTTCGTTTCCACTTGCGGCGGCGGCATTTACATTTCCAATCGTAGTTGTTGCCACTGACTTGACTGTACGTCTTGTTGGTAAAGAAGCAGGTCGTGCTGTTGTAGCAATGGCTATTATTCCTGCGATTGTTGCATCAGTGCTTGTACTATTAGCACTTGGTGATGAACACGCATACAGAGTAGGTATTGCATCAGGTACTGCTTATGCAGTTGGTACAATGCTTGACGTATATGTATTCCAGCACATTAGAGAGCGTTATACAGAAGCATGGTGGGCGGCGCCAGCGATTTCAACTATCGTGGCAAATATTATTGATACGTACACGTTCTTCTATACAGCGTTTTATCCTGCACCCTGGGTACATGGCGTAGCGTTTAATAATACACTTACTAAAATTGTAGTAGGACTTATTGTGTTCCTACCAGCATATGGTATGCTACTTGCTTATCTTAGAAATAAAGTAGGTGCTAAAGTATAGCATATGGTTAAGATATACGAATCCCCAGATGGAGGTAAAACAGTTTACGAACGTGATACTAAAACTGGGGATCGTATTTGTATTGAAAAAGAAATATTGCCCGAATGGCATTTAACAGAATTAGAGATAAGTGAAATTGTAGATTATGCAAACGAAGGTAATAGAACACTACAAGAAATGTTAAAAAAATTAAAAACAATCTACTATTTGACAAAAGAAGATCATGAGCATTACACCGATTAATACAACACCTAATCTTGTATGGAAAGCAACATACCCAGGTGATTTTTCATCTGCAAGTTCTCGTGCTATTAAAGATACAATGCTTATGCCGGAGAACGCAGGTAGTATGCGTGGCGGCGGAAAAACAAATGCAAATCATAATATACTAGATCCTCATCTATGGGAAGAACTACATGATTTTATGGTTTGGTTGCAACCTATAGTAAATCAAGTTTGGAAAGAATGGGATATGCAAGATATTCCATTAGAAGTAATGAATAGTTGGACTAATATTACAAATCAAAAAGGATATGTAATCGAACACGATCATAGTCCAGCACATATGGCGGCTAGCGTTTATTTAAATAAACCTAAAGATAGCGGTAACATAGAGTTCCGAAATCCTTTACATTCAAGTTGGACATATATGCCAAGAAGTCATACAGATTTTAGTAGACAAGATTTCTATCAGGAAGTACAATGTAATACTAACGATGTGTTACTATTTCCTGCATGGTTATCACATAGAGTGCAAGAAAACAAAGTTAATGAAAATAGAATTGTTATGAGTATGAATATAGTAGGAGTAAAAAGATGAAGTTTAAAAGTTCTAGTATAGAAGGAACGGTTGTAAAAAATGATGATCGTTATATTGTTAAAGACAACACAACATTAAAAAATCTTGTTGTTAGTAGTACAAGATTAAATCCACGCAAAAGCACAAGCGGACATAAACATGAAGGACAAGAAGAAGTTTACATGTTTCTAGAAGGCAGTGGTACTATGGAACTAGATGATGTTACACACAATGTTGAAGCAGGTGATACTGTGCTAATTGAGGACGGTGTGTTTCATCGTGTACATGCAGGCAACGAAGAATTATATTTTGTTTGCGTATTTGATGGAAAGAGATATGGCTGAAAAGAAAAAGTTTCTTGATTTAAAAGCAATGTTACGTGCAGTAGACAAACGTGACAAGGACTGGTATAATAAACTTAGCGATGATGATAAAAAGTTATTTGCTCCGTTTATTGCTATGCGTTACGTAAGCAATGTAAAAGGTGATAGGTTTTTTCAAGAACATTATTTAGAAATGACAAATGAGTTTGTTAACAAACATCATTGGACTCTAAGCAAAAATCATAAAGGCTTGCTTTGGAAACTAATGGCAATGTGTGGTGCGTATGAAAACTTTTTTCATCAGTATGTAGCGGCGCCAAAGAAACAAGCAAAGAATAAATTTGAACAATATCTTTTAGATAAGAATCCTAATATGAAGGTAGATGATGCAACAACCTTATCAAGTGTTATGTCAAAAAGCGAACAAAAAGAATATATGGAAGAACAGGATCCAAATGCCAAGTAGAGATTTTGAATGTGTGCATTGCGGCAAAGCGTTTCAAAAAGAAAAAACGCTGATTGCTCATGTGTG